TCAATGAGGTGTGTTACAACCTTTTCATAGATCTCTTTAGTCTCTTTTAATTGTCTTGGGGAAGGTTTCATCGCCTAATAGATTTTCTATACACTTATTTATTCAAGCGATAAGTTCAATAAACTCTCCCAATACTTTCTTGTTCATCTTCTTATTTTTCAGACTCTTAGCAAAAGCAGACTTAATTTTTGCCTTGGAAGCACCCTCGTCAACATCAAACTCAGAATTATTAGAAAGTGCAGCAGAAGACATACCAAAGTAAGTGTGGTATCCAGCATCATGAAGTGCAAAAGCACGCTCTTTCTTCCACACTTTCTGAATTTTTTCAAACTTAGGACCCCATCCACAATAACGACGGATAAAACCACCAGCATCACGAGATTCCAGAACACGGATACCAATAAAATTCACATCAGCAAAGGTATCACGGAGATCTTTAAGGAAGATATCACTCATCTGCCACCACTCAATATCAAAAGAATATGTGTTGCCAGTCTTGCGATTCCGCAGAAAAGCATTCTGCTGAACGGAACCAACTCCAAGAAAAGGACCCTCTTCCCAGTGACGCTGAACCTCTTTGTGATACTTCATACCACCCGCTTCACCATCAGTCAGAACAACACACTGAACTTTTTGAACCTTATGTTGTTTCTTGAACTGAGGAAGAATCTGATGCAATGAGATGAATGCTTCATTCAAGGGAGTTCCAGAAAGACCCAGACCAGTAGGAATGGGAGCAGTTGACCAACGAGTCATATTGTAAGAAAGACGATAGAAGTTTTTCATCTGCTGCTCAAGTTCTTTCATCTTGACGCTGCTACTGAAAATATTCATCATACTGAACCAAGGACCAACAGCAATCAGACCTTCACGCTTTTCATAAGAAGTGGTCTGCATTCTAAGATCCAACAACTTCTCTTCATTAGTAGGATCCTTAGGATACTCATTAGTGAAAGCATAGACCTCAAAAGGAATGGATGCTTTCTTACAGAACCACATCAGATTGAAGAGTTGCTTCAGAGTATCCTGAAGAACATTGCCCATAGAACCACTCCAATCAAGAACAAATACCAATCCATGGTTCTTACCCTCAGCAAGAGTGGTTACTTTCCTGAAGAGATCTTCATTGTACTTGTAAGTATGGAGTTTAGTGCAATCCAGAACACCAGTGCGGGCAGTGGTAGCACGAGCATAAGAGTCTGCTGACTTGCGGCATTCAAACTCTTTAACCAGATAGTTTACTTCCTTCTGAGCAGATTTCTTGAACTCTTTAAATTCCCTATCAGCATTGCCAAAGATCTTTTCTTCAGAAATATCATGAACTTCCAAGAATTCATTCCACTCATCAAAGCGAGAATGAACTTCCGCATTGGGGATAACAATATGCTTCAAGTCAAGTTTGGGAAGTTCAAGATATACGTTCTCCCAACCTTCATTTGAAGCAAGGTCTTTCAGAGCATCTTCCAGACTCTGTGCGGTAGAAACTTCAAGTTCATCTTCGTCATTCTCAGTTCCACCATAGGAATCACTATCTGTAGGTTCCTCAGAATCAAACTCATCAGAATCATAATCATTAGATCCAGGTGCATCGTTAGTTCCGTTAGGAACGCTAGGAGTGCTTTCTTCCTGAGAGTCAGTTTCAGGTTGATCTTCACCTTCACCCTGACCACCCTGAACTTGGAGATCATCAGTCTTGGTTTTCATCTCTTGCTGCTTCTTACAGTGGTTGTAGAGTTCTTCAGCAACATCCAGAACATCCTCAAAGGTTTCAGCGTCGGAAATCTTCTGAATTAGAACACGTTCTTGAGGATTGAAATCAATATCAATAAAACTACCAATCTTGAAATAAAGATTGGCTTTATCAGCAAGGTTCATCTTGCTCACATCTTCATTTTCAATGCAGAAGAAGTCCTCATCGGCAAGTTCATTGTAACCACGATAGAAAGTCTTAGAGATACCAGCGTAACGACGCTTCATCATTTTTTCAATGCGAACATCCTCAACAATGTTCACAAACTGTGGAGAGATCTTCCGATATCTAAACCAATCACTATCAGGGGTGTAGAGAGCATGACCCACCTCGTGAGCAACCAACATATCATAGACCTGAGAACTTGCACGCTCCCAGACAGGAAGAGTCAGAACACGGGTATGAACGTTGAACTGAGCAGTCTCAACATACTTATTTTCAACCACTAGGTCTTCAGTCGCAAGAAGTTTAGCGAGTTGGGACTTGATTTCGTGGCGGATCATTGGTTCCTTTCGTATGGAAGTATTATACAAAAAAAGGAGGGTCGAAACCCTCCCCAATAGACAGTTTAAAAAGTGTCTACGAACTTGTCCGATTCTTATCTTTTCTTGCTTCTCTCTCTGCTCTGATACGCTTCATACGCTCACGCTCAGACTTCAGTCGTGGATCATAACTTGCTCTAGCAGTGACATCTCTGTCTCTGATATCAAAAGGCTTCTTTACCTTTTTAGTTTCTTTCTTAGGTTCTTCCTTGTTCTTGAATACTTCAGGTCGAAGATCTTTAGAAACTTTCCCTTTTAATTTAACGTTATAGTCAGGAATTGTTGGAAGTGGTTTTTTATTAGCAACTGCACCATCCTTTGGTGTTGCTGGTGCAGTATCAGGTTTAGGAGAAGGTTTAGGAGAAGGTTTAGACTCAGGTCTAATGTTAATTTCACCAGTTTTATGTGGTTTATCTGGTTTATCTGCTAGATAACCAGCATATCCAAGTCCTGCAGCACCAGTTCCAAACAGACCAGCCTTTCCAACTCTAGTCTTTGATAATCTGCTAAGAAATCTTGCAGCAGCACCAAGACCTCTGAGGACACCCTCATTAAGTACTTCTACATC